TCGACTGAAATCACATGGCGTGCCGTCTTTGCCATGACGGTCGTCGACAGACCGCAGTACGATCCGACCTCTAGGACCTTCAGGTCGGCGGCAAGTCGCGCAAGTTCTGCGCTCTCGTCTTCGGAGAGCCACCCGCGAATAACGGGGGCGTCGACAAGATCGGTCGCCATCGCGTCTCCTTCACGGGCCAAGCCGGGGCTGGGCGGATGCGTGTTCCCAGCCCCGGCTTCGATCAGCTAAATCACGTTACGGCGAGACGTACCAGTCGGTACCGTCGTATGCGATGTAGGTCCGCAGCGTCAGGTTCGTCTGGTTAAAGACCGCGTTTGCCGAGCCCCCGTTGATCTTGTCGGAGGCAGCCGGGAACACCTTCAGGATGTTGTCAACGACGTTGTGCAACGTGACCTGCATACCGGCGACGGCAGACGGGAGAACGACCGCCTTTGTACCGTCGGCAGCGCTAACGAGGGTGAAGCCTTCAAGCACCGCGCCCCCGTTGTTCTGAGCCGAGTTGGCAGCCGCCACAGTGGCGGGAGTCAATCGCGGCATCAGCGCGAAGGTCGGACGGCCAGCCACGGCGATAGCCGCCGCTGTACGTCCAAGGGTGATGGCCCCCGCGCTGGTCGCACCGATCGAAAGTGAGCCAGCCGTTCCGGAGCCTTGGACCCCGGTGTCGATCGTCACGTCCCCGGCCGTCCCCGTGCTATATGGGGCACCGGAGTAGATCGTCAGAGCGCCACCGTTGGCAGTCCCACCGAGCCCGGCACCGGCGGCAATCGCAATCGCGCCGCCAGCTCCGGTTCCGCTGGTTCCGCCGCCACCGCCGGTGATAGTCACCGGCCCGCCGGCCCCGGTTCCGCTCGCACCACCAGCTCCACCAGTAACGATTACGGAACCGCCAACAGCGTTGCCGCTTCCACGTCCGGCGATGATACTGGAGTTTCCGCCAACGGCGTTACCGCTGGCCGGAGCACCACCAGTCATGGAGACCGCACCACCGGCCCCAGCGGCCCCGCCAGCACCACCGACAACGGTAAAGGCCCCGCCGGCATAGGCACCGTTCCCGGCCCCGCCCGTGGCGCCAATGGCTCCACCGACCCCGGCTGCACCGGCTCCGCCAGCAAAGGTCAAAACCCCACCGCCGCCAGTCGCAGCGGCCCCGCCGGCAATCACTACGTCCCCGCCGGCCCCGGTCGTTCCGGCCTTTCCGTCGATTCCGAGTGAGGAATCGGAGCCGAGGATGTCGGTCGCAGTGACGGAACCGGCGATCGTGTTCGTAATCTTGATCGCGGTGAGCTGGACGTAGACGTAGGTATCGGTCGCAGCGGTCGTGAAGACCACACGGCCCAACAGATAACCGGCCGAAGCCGTTCCGGTAGCGGCACCCGACAGGGCTGTTCCGCCGTAGGGGTCGCCGTCAACGTCCCAGTACGCTGCATCGCCGGCCGTGAAGACCTCAGCCTTCTGCGGCACCTTCCAAATACCGGTACACGCGAGTGCGCCCTTAGTACCGGCTGCAATCGCCGCGGGGGCGATAAGCGGGCTAGTACCAAGTAGGACCACAGCACCGACGGCAACTGCGGCGTCGGGCGTGTAGTCGATGAAATTACCCAACTGATAAAACAGTGCAGGCGTTTGAGCCATGTTCAAGTCCTCTCGAAAAAACTGGTTTCAGTAATGTTTCGGGCTCGCAGGCCCGCCTATATTCAGACCGTCGCCTTGACGCCAGCACGGTACTCGGTCATCGCGACCCCGTGGTCAAAATAGCCCCGGAACTGGATGCCCAGAGTGTCAAAGTCGGCATCGGTGCTTTCGATGGTCGGAGACTGCTGGTTATCGAGGAAGCACATTACGGCCGTGGCCAAAATGCTGGGCCTCGCCAGGAGATACCACGTCGTAGCACTGTTGCCGGTGAACGCGGCATTTTCCAACTCTGGGACCACAACCGGGCTGAATCGGTTGTAGTAGATGTTCCCCGTGGCGAGACGCGTGTTTGCCGACGTATCGCGAAGTTCCTGGGAAACGTAATACTTACGGGCGCTAGCCTCAAGCGAAGGCGGTACCAGCAAGAGTTCCGGCTCTAGGCCGAGCATATTCCCGTCGGGTCCCATCATTTTTCGGAAGACGGCAATGACCGCCGCCAGTCCGGTATCGCCAAAGGTCGCTCCTGTGACGAGATTCACCCGGGCCGCGGTAAAGAACGTCGAATTGTTGATCCAAGTGGTCCAGAACGTCTTGTTGAGTTTGATGGCACAACCGAGTCCGAGTCGGCTGCGGAGGGCGTTCAGTGCTCCGAGGTCATCGTTGATGATGTCCTCGCGCCGCAGAGCCGCCATCTTGGCGTAGGTCTTCGCGGACATCGTGTAGGACTCTTGGCCAAGCGTTCCATGCTTGATCTCGCCGTTGGGACCGAGTTCCTCAAATTCGAGGTCTGCGGTCAGCCGATACCGGGTGACCGTTTTGAAGTCGCCCACGTTCCCGATTTCCGCGATGGCCCGCCACGACTGCGGAATCTGGTTGAATCCTTCCAGCAGGACCTTGTTGCCAGCGGTCGTGAGCAGCGTCGTCAACGTGTGCGTCGAAAACGCGGCGTTCATTACTTCGCGGAGGTTGCCGGCGTTAATCTTCTGCCGGCCGCCGTACCCGTTCGCCTGCGCGTGGATCAGGAGTACTTCCTGGAGACCGAGATTCCGATACTGCTTGTCGGCGGCTTCGAGGATCTCGGGCTTGTAGTGGTCTTCGAGCTTCTTGAGCCCGCACGATCGGGTGAAGGCCGCCTCAATCACCTGCGGAGTCGCGTCCCGCTGGCTGGCGTGAATCGCCGGCCCCTTCGGTCGCTCGGCGCGAATCAACTCGACCTCGACAGTGGCGTGGGCCTTGACGTACTCGATCTCAAGCCGAACCGCCGGCCACACTTCGTTGAGTGCCTTTGACTTCAGCTCAGCGGCAGTTCGATCGGCCGTACCGCGGATCTCGGCCAACTTGTCGGCTTCGATCTTGCCGGTATACTCGGCCACCTTGGCCTGTACGCTAGCGACGTGCTTCTCGTAGGCGAGGATGCATGACTTCAGGTCGAACGCCGGGGGGTCAACCTTCGGCTTTTCGAGCGGCTTCTCCTCGGCCTTTGCCTTGATCGCTGCGGCCGCGGTCGCCAACTTCAGGTCGGCCTCATACTTGGCCGTGATCTTGGCGGTCTGGTCATCCCGCAACTCGTCGGGGTTGAGACCCATCGCCTCGATGTACTCGCGCAATTCGGGTTTCATATCAAACTCCTTGTTGTTCGCGGCTTGGGCCGCAACTTTTACTGAAGTGCGACCGTCTGCACCGACCGCCACGAAACTGACTTCCCGGGTCGTCGCCTTGCGGGCGATGATCAGCGGGCCCTTGAACGTCTTGCCGTTGACCTTGGCTGATATGCCCTCGCCCACGTACTCCAGGCCGTTAGCGGCCGGCATGGCGCCGATGGATGCCTTCCAAGGGAATCCCTTGCGGGAACTACGGATAACCTGTTCAGCGGCAGGATTCTCGCCAGAAATAACCCCGGACACTCTGAGTTTTCCGGCGATCTCCGCCTCATCGATGTGTCCGACAATCTGGCCGAGCTCGTGATCTCGCAGGGCAGGGAATGGGGCCTTGGCCTCAAGGCCCTCCAGGTCAATTACGATGGGGTCGTAATAGCCCGCCACTCGCATCGCCTCGCCCGTGTAGGCGACCATCGAAAAGCGAATCGGCTTGTCGACGGACTCACCCTCGGTCGCCTGAATCCACTCGACAGGGACCGCCTCAGCGCGAATCATTACGTCACCCTTTACGGCGGCGCGAATCATCTTTTCCTTGGCGTGGCGTTCGCTGTGTTTACTCATGTTTTCCTCGCAAAACCGTTTCGTCCGGGTGTACGATTGGTTGACCAGGCTGGCGCGTCATCACCGGAATCGCCGGGGGCAGGCTGGTCCGGCTTTTGACCAGCGGCGAAGTTAACCTGAAGTAGGGTCGCTCGCATCTCGTCTTCGGAGATTCCATAGTCGGCGGCGAGACGGGCAATCTCCTCTTCCGGATCAAGACCGTCTTCCGTCCAGACCCGACTTAGAGACGCCACGCCCGTAGAGAGGTTGGTCTTACGGGCCGATGCGGTCTTCTGCTCATCGATCGCCGGTTTAGCCGGCCAGTCCCAACTATGGGCGGGTCCCGGGTCCGTGGGAACAGACCATCCGTAAGCCGGCACGGCCTCGGAAAACCAGAGTTCAAAAAGCGGATCGCAGACCAGATCCTCGATGTCTGCCTGGTCGGTATCGACCCCGACGAAATAGGTGAGGTGGTCGAGTTTTCCGCCGCTGAATGAGTAGCCGCTGGAATCGGCCGCGGCGATGTTGTACGGCATCCCGAGCGGTCGGGCCTGTTCGCACGTCTGGGAACGAATAAAGGATTCGTATGTCCCGGGCGGTTGCTCTACCTTCGGCTGGTAGGCGTCATAGCCGGCGGGAAGTGCGACCATCATCGCCTTTTCAATTGGCACCTTGCTCATCGGGCGACGGAGGTCGGCACCGTCGTTGGGCGTCTCCTGCGTCTTCAGGAATAACGAAAACGCGGCAATAGCCTCGGCCGCGGCAATCGTCGCTTCACGATACCGGCGAGACTGCGCCCCAAGGTTCAGCGTGGAAGTGGTTTCAGGGACGGCTCGATGCTGCCCCGGCCGATCTTCACGAAAAAGATGGAAGACGAACTTCGCCGGAATTCTCTCTGGGGTCGGAGCGGCCTGGTACCATGTGCCTCCGGGATGGTAAGGGAGTACGTCGTACCACAGAGGATTCCCGAAGGCGTCGAATTCAATCCCGTCGATATGGTTC